AGGCACTCCTCTTAAATAAAAGCTTCCTGATGGGCCAGCAACTTCTAGTTCATAAAAATTACCAAATCCATTACAAAAATATACAAATCGACCAGCATTTATAAAGGCGTATGGGTGCTTGCTACTATAAGGTTCTTTAGGAATAGTTACTTGAGAAGGTGTAGACAAATTAAGAGGACCAACTACATCCGCTCCCATTTCATCTAATATGCCCCAGTAAACTCTTTGTGTATCCGTTGTGACGTATATATAAAGCAAATGAAATACTTCATCTACTCTAAACGCGTACACGCCCATAAACTTTATATCTGAGTCATTAAAGTCTCTAAGCGTTTCAATCCCAGGTCTTTCTTTCCAAACGCCTCGATTAGACAAATCAACATTAAACAAAAGATTTGGAGAATCCTCTGGCTTAACTTCGCGAGCATCCATTCCCTTTAGTGGAGCTTTATATATTGCTACAGGAGTTGATGACCTTCGCATTTAGTACTCCCAGCGCATTGGATCTCTTTGCTGCGGTTGTTGCCGCTGTCTTTGACGGCAACCCATTTTTAAGTTTGAATCAAATTGGCCAATCATTTCTTGGTACAGCCCAACAAGCTGAGAAGTGTCTTCTCCTTTTGCGCTTTTTGCTTGTATTGCTGCTTTGTAAACAATTGCAGGATGAAATTGCGGCAAAAACCCGCCCAACAAGTCTTGATCTTCATCAACTAATTCTGGCAAAGCATCAGGGGTAAATCTCATATAAACGTATACATCATTTCTAGGAATGGGTCTTATATGAAAATTTTTCCCTAAATAAAAAGCGCTAACAGAGCTAGTGCCATTTGCAAATGTAAACCCAGGAATAGAAATGGTTGTTGGGGACTTAGCTCCACCACCAAAGGCAACACCTCCAGAAAAGCCAGTCGAAGAAGAAACACCATTTCCAGACTCATAAGAGTCCATGTTTGTTCTTCGGACCATGTTTAGCTGGGTAGGCATATTATTTGGGCCAATAGGCTCGTCTTTTGGGATTGTTCCTGCATACCAAATTGCCATTGGCAAGGCGCTTAGTTTTGCGTTTAAGTCTACTTGTGTAAGGTCTTTTTCGTAAGTAAACCGACCGTCTGTTTGAAAAATTTCTGGTCCATAGTTTACAACACGATGATACATATCAAGATTTGCATCAGTTAATAAGTCTAAAAGATACTGTTCCGTCCAACCGCCAGAGCCATCAACCTTTCCTCTGCGTTGCAAAAATCCATTTAAACGGCGAACAGCTTCTTTTACTTTCATGGCAAAATAATTCCAGAGGTAGTTTTATTTCGGTCAAAAGCAGCACCAAAGTGCTTACCGCCATGGTTTGGGCCTTTGCCGTCAGCGCCTAGGGTAAAGTTCATGTCTTCACCCATGGCTCGTTTCCAGATCCAAAAAATATCATCAACGCGGCCTTGTGCTTCATTCATAGCATCTTTTAATTTGGCATCGTTAGCTTTTTCTTTTTCTTTTTCCATTCTTTCCAATGCTGCATGACGGCCCTCTCGCCAATCAAGAACAAGCATACGAAGACCATCTAAATGAGCATCATGCGGCGTGTCGTAAACACCCGCTTCTCCAATCTTTTCAATAGTCATAATTGTAAAAATTGGTTTTTCGCCACGATACATAGGCGTGTTTGGTTTTTGTCCAAACAAAACCCATTTGTTAATTGCAGACCCATCAAAGTTTTTTTCAATGAATCTTAAATAAAACTCTTCGTCAGGAAGCAAACCATCTAAAAGATTGGCACGCTGCTCCCACTCAGTGTGGGGAGCAGCGGTACCATTCCTGACTATGTTACGGAAATAATCCATTTCAGCACGAATTAGATCATCCCTGTTTTCCATCATAGGAAGCATAGTCATCCTTTACTTTTTGAAAGAACGTCCGCCAACGGGCTTCAGCTGGGCAAAGATTCGGCTTTTGCCTTTTGTCCCTACTGGCGTGGTAAGATCAAACATTGCAACAGTAGATCGACCAGCAACGCTTGCCCCTCCTGCTGTATTTGTCGCGTTTCCGCTACCAAGAGCACCAACAACAGAGTTTCCACCTACAGTACCAACAGACAAATTACCAAGATCTCCATCAGGGAAAATCTCATAAACTGCCCCAACACCGGCCTGGCTTGTGTTTTCAATTTCATACTCTTTGATGATGGCATCATCATCTACAAGCGTCCAGCTTCCTGCTGAATTTTCAAAGTTTGAGCATGCGTAAAGACCAAGCTTAAATTTCATTTTTGTCCCGGTAAAGCCATCGGTACAAACAAGCCAAATCTTTTCAATAACCCACTCACCACCCCAAGTGTCTTCTTCGCCTGTTCCAGCAAAAAGAAAACCTTTGGTGTTGGTTGCGCTAAAGTCTGCCTCTGTTACTACGTTATTGCTTTGCATCAAGTCTATAAATGCCGCATTACCAGCTGTGTGAACATTTGCGTCAGCAGTAATTACAAAAGACTTAATACGTGGCCCAAGTTTTGAGGCCTGATCTGTAGCCCCCTCTGGACCGCTTCTTAGATTATCATTCGCCATTTTATAACTCCTATTCAAATACGTCTTTGCTCAAAATTGGAGCAAGACGAACAAATAAATTTCCATGTGAACCATTCGCAACACCAGAGCAACTATAAGACAAAGACTCCCCTGGTGAAAGAACGGCGTTTCCATCATTATCTAATCCTGCTGGATTAAAAATCCAAGTATTAGACCCGCCTTTAGATGTACTAAAAGTTGCTCCTACTGCTGGGTCTGCGGGAACAATGCTTTGAACTCCGCTAATTCCTGCGGCTTTAATGAATTTTTCATGGTCACTTTCGATACCCACTTCAATGTCATCAGAAACCGCTGCGGAGCCTGAAACTCCAACAGTAAAACCAATTTCAAGAATCCTAAAAGACTTACCAGACACAGCAGGTTGGTGCGGAAATGTCACATTATTTGCGGCAGATGCTAAGTCTACGCGAGTAGAAACAACAACTTCAGCAAGTTCGTTTGAAATTTGATGTGCTTTTTGAAAACTCATAATTTCTCCTTAAAAGGAGGGGGGCCAGAAGCCCCCCAACTTATTAAACTGCAATCAAACCAGCAGGGACTCGAATGTCCTCTTCTCGGGCTTGGCAGCGTGGGTTTTCACACACAAGTTCAAACTCATTGTACGCATATGCTTGGAAAGCAAACGTACCGGGGATCTGCTTAAAGATAGATCCAGTTGAGGTATCCCAACCGTAATCTCCAAGCTTAACCCGCTTCATGGCTGAACGATCCATAATGGTGTACTGGTTCAATGGAGCAGACCGAGCAGTCTCCCATGGAATCTGTCGCGCACCATATTGGTATGCAATTGTAGTGTGACCTTTCAGGGCTTTAAGATCTGTCTGCATATATACAGGATCAATCTCTTGGAGATAGACTTGAAGCAATGAGTTATGTGAGAAAATCACAGGTTGCATTTCATCAATGTCTTTTGGTCCAAGGTCTGTCATACGCATCAACAGGCTTGTAATACGCCAGTGATTAAAATCACGAAGAGCATTGCCGTTATGAATAATAAATGACTGCCAAGGATTTGCTGTTCCACGATCAATTCCATGGTATGTACCCACATCATTAATTGCATCAGCAAGACCAGTAATGCAGTTACCCCATTCGTTTCCGTTAGCATCACCTTCAACAACAAAGTCATTAAGGGCAACAGTAACATTAGAATCAAGGGTAATTGTTTGGGCTGCTTGATCTACACTAAGGACTGTTGCGGTGTCGGCAGTGTTTCCAGCCAACGCAGCAGCATCACCAATTGCAATCTGCATTCCAGGGCGCATGTAACGACATCCAGCATAAGTGCTCATGTATGCTTTTGTTCGAGACAAACCAGCATCTGTTTCACGTTGCTTTAGTGAAATAGTTGTTGTTGGCCCAGCAGGAGTCGCGCTAACCAAAGCCAACACACCCGAGTTTACAGCAGCACCAACAGCAGTAGAACCTACAGCACCACCAGCAGTACCGCCCCAATACTTAGGCCCAATTCGGTTTCGGTGAGAATTTTTCGCATCAGAAACCAACTCGTCCATAATTTGCCGGTACATACCTGGCTTTTCATGGGCGCGAAGAAGTTTTGGCCCTGTAATTTCCACAATATCCATGTGAGGAAACAAGCGAACCATCGCTTCATCGTATGCTGGTGGGTTATAAACTGGCAATACGGGAGCAGCGCCACCAGGACCACCTGCTACAAATCGGCTGCCGCTACCGCCAGCTGTTTTGTATAGGTAGTATTGAGAGTCTCCACCATTCCAATCTTCTTGATTAATTGAGTCAATCCATTTCTCAACATCGTCTACGGTGTCAAGAAGTTTAATAATAACGTCAGCATAAGTGTACTGAAATAGCTCACTAAATGCTCCAAAAGACGTTTGTGCGGTCTTATCAAAAGCCATTTTACGTATCTCCTATTAACTTGCGCCTTTTTGGCGGCGCAACAAATCTTCTAAAAGATCCCCGGCTTCCTTCGCATTTTCAGGAGCTTTGGGAAGATCTTCAAATCCAGCAGACGCAAACATATCGGGAAGCATGGCTTTTCGCTCTGCTTTTTCTCGACGTTTTTTATTTTGCTCTGCAACACTAGACTCTAGTTTATTAAACTTAGTCACCCTATCTGTAGCAATTTTTAATGCAATTTCTTTGACATCACCAACGGGTTGGTTTACGGCTTGACGGCGCTTTACCTCATCAGCAGCATCCAGCATAATTAAACGCTCAAAGTCCATAATTCGTGCAGACTCTGGATGTTTTTCTTTAAATGCTGTTAGTGCTCGATCAACTTCACGCCCAGCAGTTTGCTGAAGTGCATCTGTTGCATATTTTTCAACTAATTGCATTCTAGGCTCTAGCTTTTCAGAAACTAGCTTACCAATAATACCTTCAATTGAAGCAACTTCAGGGCTAGTAAACTCATCATACCCTGTCGAAGTGGTTGTCGTTGGCTCAGAAATAGAAGACCTCATTGATTCAACTTGTCCTTTTAAGTAGGACTCGTTTTTTTGAGCTTCTTCCATTGCCCTATACGCTTGAGAATAATGCCCTTGCAATTGAGCTTTTTCCTCTTGAATAGTTTTTAAACGATTTTCCAATTCTGCAATTCTTTCATCTGCTGTTTTACTCATAACCCTTCCCTATTGATTTGGTGCATTACCCTCTACACCTAGTTGTCCTGCAAACCCTGACGCTATTGCGGGTGCCATTGCTGGCCCCCTTTGCCCACCTCCTGCAATAGAAGTGACATTTTGTGGAGCACCCCCGCTCCCTGTTGCGGGGGGCTGTCCCATTTGTTGTGGAGCTTGGTTCGGAGCAATTGCAGCTTGATGCCTAGATAACAGTTCTTCTAGTTTTTGCTGTTGGTCTGGAGAGTATTCTAAGAAAAATTTAGGATCTCTCATTGCTTCTAACAAAACTCCAATATGTTTTTGATGGTCCATCCAAGGCTTAAAGAAAGGTTCTTGGCCATCTTGAATTCTTAAAATATTAATATTAGCTGTTGCCTTATCTCCAGGCTCTTCAACGTCAGTTAATTTTGCAGCAACTGGCGCGCCTAACAAAAGTTCTACAATTGCGTCTGTTCTTGGGTTGCTTTCTTGAAGCATTCCATTTGCAGCTAATTGCATAATAGAACTTCGAATTTCATTTGGATAAGAAACCGCAGCAGAGCCAGGAACCATTCTTACATCAAGCAAGTTAAAAGGCGTACCGTCAAAAACATGCACTGCTGCTTGTTGGTCAGAGCCCATTAAGGCAAACCGGTAGCCAATGGGAAGATGGTCTTGGCAAAGACGTACTAAATGGGTCGCCTGGTGAGCTTGAGCAGCCTCAATTTCTTGAACTGTGGGAGCCATCGCGATTTGGTTTTCTTGCAGCAGCCTATCCAAATAAGCTGCGCTGTCACCACGGGATGGAGTCGATCCCCCGACAGGAGAAGATGTAAGGCT